CGGTTTTGTGTGGTTTAGAAGCGACTCGGTCACGCAAACCACTGGTGCTAAAACTATGAGCTCTAGAGGTATAGTATATTTCTCCAGAGGCTCTACTAATGTCCATGCCTGTAAAGCCACGGTCTCTGTAGTCGTCGCCTACAAATCTTATGTCAATATGGGTAGACTGTAATAAATCACAAAGGCTCAGCTCAGTATCGTAAGGTAGTATTTCATCCACGTACCTAACAGCTCTTAGTTGTATAAAGCGTTCGTACATACTTTGAACAGGGTGATTTTTATTATCACGGTCTAGGGTGGGGTCGGTTTGTAAACCTACTATGAGCCAATCACAATTTTCTTTAGCTTCTTTAAGCATAACGATATGACCAGCGTGTAGTAAGTCAAACGCTCCGCAAGTAAAACCTACTTTAGTCATCTTTTTTAAACAGTCCGTCTTCTAACGTGCCTGTGCGGTCTTTTATTTCATCGTAAGCAACATTTACACACTCCGTAAGAGTTAAGTCAAGTTGCTCAGCTAATACAACCAAGCAAACAAACACATCACCTATACCGTCAGAGGTAGACCACTTGTCTCGGTACGCTACACCTTTAGCAAGTTCACCTACTTCTTCAACTAGTTTAAGCATTTGTTTTTCAGGCTGAACGTCATGGGTCAACAGACCACGTTGCCTAGCCCATGTAGTGATTACTTCTTCTAATAAAGTTAAATCTCTTTGCATATAATCTCCTATTATTTTAGTCTACGTATATTATAAGTTAGGTCAATAACAGCTAAAAGTTTTATCTTTAGAGGTTGCTCAGGTAATGAACCACGCACCACAAAGTTAAAACCACAATCAGCCAAATTAAAAACCCAACACCAAAAATAAATCCTATAATTTCTATCATCTTAAAAAGGTCGCAGAGAGTAAGATGAACAACTTACTCTCTACTATTAAAAAGAACGCTTTATACAATAAGGAGGGGAATACGTTCTTTTTCGTTTGGTGCATGTTAAAGCCAAGCCTCCTGTAATACTTGATCTTTTTTGCGTTTATCTACATAGGATCTTACCACTTTACCGTCAGGGTAATGTAAGTCCCAAAAGTCATCTTGTACGTTGTGCATCATAGTTGGGACGTTGTGTTTTTCCCTAGCTAATTCTTCTCTACGCTTATTTACAATGTGTGTGTATTGCATTTTATACTCCTAAAGGGTCAATAGGTATGAACTGCATAAAAGGTTCTTCAACGTGCCCTTCAGCTACCCATTTAACTAATTCATCTTCTACACGTTTAGGGTGGTAAGTGGAGTTGGTAGTTTCGCCGTCTTCGTTATAGCCTACAATCACTGCCCTACCAGCATAATTATAATTATTAGGCACCCAATGAAAGTAACGATTAGGATTTTTAAGTAAACCCTCGTCATCTACTATCATCATGTTTTTGTCATCTAAAGTGACTATGTCTATACAACTAACTTCCATCCACTTTTTTATTTCTGACATGTAGTCATCAAGGGGTGGGTAAGCCACTCGTATTTTTTCTTTAAAAGGGTCAATGAGGATTGCCCTTAACCCATTAGCTTCTTCTTTCATAACTCCTCCTATTAAATAAGTTATAAGTAAATATTAAGGTTGATCTAAGGGAAGGTAAAGGAAGGTGGGGCGATAATAACCCCACCTTTTGAGTAGGTGTACTAGGCGATTTTAAGTGTTTTAACTCGTTCAATATCGTACCTAATGTCACTCATGGTATATAGACCAGTGGCTATCGCCTCTTTAATAGTCTTACCACTTACAGCTTTGACACGGTCATTGTTTGCCTCAGCTGTTACTTTTTTACCTGTAGCAGTCAAGACTGCGTCAGGACTAAACTTACCGAATTTAACTTTCGGCGTTGTTGTAGCAGTTTTAGTTTGAGTCTTAGCACTACTGAGCATTGACTTTTTAGCAGTTTTTGAAGTTGCCATATTATTTCTCCTATAAATGGGCATATACTTAGATATACCATACATATATATTAATAAAGATGGTCTTGTAAGTAAAGTATATTCAGTAGTTTTTATTTGAACTTGTTGAGGGCGTTTACGGACACTGGTTTAGACCAGTTGTTGCCTCCTCTACGCAGACGGATGCCATTGTTTTTAGACCGCATAATTTCAAAAGCATAAGACTGAGAACTTTCCATTAACTCCGCTTGAGCCAATATAGCAGGGTCCACATAGTGCTCATCATAAGAGCAGGCATAAAGGTCACTAACATGCTCACCTTCGTAAATACCTGCAGGACCTGCCTGCCCCATGCCACTGGCTTTGTAGACAGATTTATATTGATTATATTTCTTTTGTTTTAGGCACTTTTCTGAACAGTACTTCTTGTGACGCCCATAGGTTTTATTTTCTATGGGACTACCACAAGAAGCACAGTAGACGTTCATTTTTTATTTAACATTTTATCCACAGCTATGGACTCAGGATCTTTACCTAACATTTTATCCACAGCGTCTCTGTACATATCGCCCACGGACAACCCAACTTTAATGTTGTGTAACGCACCGTGAATACTAGCACCACGCAAAGCGTCTGGCTCTTTTTCTAATAGTTCGTTAACTGCTGTTTCTATAATATCCATAGCATTTTTTACTTCTGGTCTCATAATAATCTCCTAAATTAAAGTATACCTAAATTATAAGTTAGATCACTTACTTCCCATAACTTCATCAAAACATTTTTCCTTAATAACATAAGAGTCAACATCACGTACTAAAACTTCATTAATGTCTAGGTTAAGTGACTGATATGCGGTGTTAGTTTGAGTTTCTTCAAGAGTGACACGTTTCTCTAATCTTTCAAATTTACCCTCGTTAGCTTTTTTTACAGCTTCTTCAGGTGAGTTAGCTTTTACAGGATACATATCTACTTGCATAACTGTAAAGGGAACGTAATAAGTGGTAAGATTTTTATTGTCGTGCACAAGAGTAAGTGTAGGTTTCTTCATGTTCTTTCCTTATAAAATAGAAGTCGTGGGGTTATGATAGCTCAACTAACAACCACCCCACTAAATTAAACTGCGTTTTTTGTCGTCTTGAGTTTCACACTTAGCCACTTATGGATTCTTCACCTCTTACAAAGTAGCGTTTTCCTTCTCGGAGTCTTTCGGCTTACGCTTAACCTAGTTTTATTAAGCCTTAGATCCTAACCAAAATAAAGTGGAATCAAAAGATAATTTTAATAAATAGTTATATGGAAATAACTATAGAAATAAACATCTTTATATTAAAAATTAAATTAGTCAAACGCACCTAATAACCAGAACACGAGTAGGTATCTATCCCCACTTTTAACTGGCAGACCACGGTGCAAGTGCGAAAAGCTAGGGAAAAATAAAGCATGTCCAGAAGGCAGAGGGTCAACGATTCCCCTGCCATGAAACGCTGTACCCCCACCTTCATACTCACCAGTGTTTAGGGGAACTACAACGCTAATATCTGCAGACGTATCATGATGCCACGCACCTTGATTCTTATCAGCTAAGTTGTAGTTCGCTAACTGTATTGAGCCAGGACGGTCCACGTATCTTTGCCAAACACTCATGAACACAGGGTTCATATAATTAAGTACTACCGACCAAAGATTATTAAACAAATCAGGACAACGGTCATGGAGCGTAATCTCTGGGATTTGACGGAGCTTGTCTTCGGTAGGGTTTACATCAAAACCAAAAACTTTTTCCATGTTTTTTATTTCGTCAAGCATCATAGTGCAAAATTCTTGTGTAAACAAAGGCATAGAATAAACGTCTTTAACTTCTTCTTTGATGTATTCTTGCACAATATTTTCTATGTCTACTTGTGCCCATTTGTCTTCGTATTCTTGTATGGCTGGTTCGCTTTCTTTAATAATTTCTAGGGTTGTTTTGTCTATACACCAACTACTGTTTATACCTAGCATGGTGTTCTTTAGTCTATAGGGAGCTAACTTACTGTATTCAGGCATCTTCTTTCCTCTCTGGGTTTATGAGTTCAAAATAAAATTTTTTGTTTTCTATGTGTTCAGCTACAATTTCCATCATTTCATCAATAGATGTTTTATCATTAAATACATCTTCATCAGTCATGATGCAAAGCTTCATAACTTGAACGTGTTTAGCTTGTTTTTTGCTTTTTGACATTCTTATTTTTACCTAGTGCTAATTTTATAACTTTTTGTAGCCTACCAGACTTCATAAGTTTGTCAAGCTTTTTTAACGTTGGTTTACTCACAAGCCTGACCTAAAAGTTAAGTTGATTCTTTCTTCAGCTAAAGGTAAGTTCGGCACAGCGTGAGTGCTTTTCATTTGACTCAAGCCGTCAAACATTAGTACGTCTCCGTGTTCTAAAATGTAGTGTGTTTCTTTTTTAAGAAAGTTTTCTTTAAAATAAATGTCGCTGGTGTTGGTGTGGTCTTTTATATTATTTTGATATTCTCTCCACACAAAAACTCTAGGTGCACCAAAACTAATACTAACCACCACGTCTTCTAAACTAGGAACTGTATCACTGTGATGAGGGATGCCTTCTTCACCAGGATACAAACCACAAAGACAAAAGGTAAATTTAATTTCTTCATCATAAACAGCAGAGGCTAATTCTTCAGCAGCAGTTTTTATACTTTCCATACAACGGTGATTAGTCCACGGTTCTGGATCCATGTGTTTACCAGCGTAATCAAATGGTGCGTCACCAAAGCCACGGGACGGTCTACCATAAACCATGCCATTTTTAGTTTTACGCACTACAGGTTCATCCCAACGGTCAAAGATGGGGTTGAAGTGTTTAAGTGCTCCCTTTAGGTAATGAATATTCTGCATCTACTGTTTCTTCTTTCTCTAGTTGTATCACTTTTCCTGCAGGCAAAATGCCACCAGTTTCATGATAAAGTTGTTTCATACGTTCTAAAACTTCTTCTTTTGACATAACGTCTACTCTGTTCACGGTCAGTTCACTACGGTTAACATAAAGTCCTGCTGCTTTACCCCTAGCGACCTCTGCAGTAACTGCAGCAGACCACGCACCATTACGCATAGCTCCCTCTCTTATATCCTTTAAGTCTGTAAGATGAGTAGCTAAATCTAGCTCTACTTTTTTACTAGCCTTTTCTTGTAGAGCTTGTATCTTTTGCTGGACTAAAGGGTTCTGGTCACTAGCCAATACATACCCTGCTTTAACAGCATTCTTTTCACTGTACCCAGCAGCGATTGCTGCTTCCTTTTGCGACATGCCCTTTGCGACATTTTGTGCAAATTTTTCTTGTTTAGGTGTTAATTTTTGTTTCTTCATTCAAATGTTTAAAAGCTAATAGTAACTTAAGATTGTTTTCGCGTCTAGTCCTAAATGTTTCTTGAGTGTCACTGCTTTTACTAAGCAATAAAATCTCAAAAGGAATGGCATAAAAATGATCCCTGTAGTAGTCTTCAATGCTTTTGATAGTCATACTCATATTATAACTTAATTTGCTAAAACTATTTTCTTCTTCTCTAGATCAAAAATAGGTAGCTTTTTAAATACTTCAAAAGTGCAATCTAATATAGCCTCCACCACTAAAGCGTCATCTTCGCTGAGTGGTCCAATAATTTTTAACCGTATGTGAGGGTCGACTTTTTTACCCTGAGCATGTTCGTGAAGAATTAAAGGTAGTACAGGATATTTTAATCTACGAGGGTCATAACCAAAGTTTTGTACAGTTTCTAAAAAGTGGTCGATGTTGATGGTTCTGTTGTATTTCTTTTCTATGGCTACTTCGTTGGCTGCCACTAAATCATCATAAGACATAACT